TGTACAAGTCTTAATCCAACAAGACAGACTTTTCTTTGATACAGAAGGTGCAAGGCACACTTTTTCTGCAATGGCAGCCTATAAATGGAATCCTAATACAGAAACTCCTAAAGCTATTCACGATTGGGCTTCTCACCCCTGTGATGCTGTTAGATACGCAATTTATACACATCAAAAAATGAGTAATATATCGATTTATGCTTAGAATTATATTATTAAATTACAAAAGACCTAACAATGTTAAAGCAATCTGTGATTCTTTATGTAAAAATTTTAAAATTACGGTAGTTAATAATAATCCATCTGAACCTTTTAGTCATGCTAAAGCTGATGTGATAAATAACACAAAAAATAAATATTGTATTGAACGCTGGGTTAAATGCTTTGATTATCCAGAAAAATATAAACTGATTTTAGATGATGACTTGTTGCCTCATCCGTTGTTAATAAAAAAAATGTATGATATGCAAGAAGATATGGTTGGTATCTATGGTAAACGTGGAGTATCTAAAGCAAAACACTATAAACAACTTAGAGATAGTTGGTGTACAGCTGCACAAGTTGACTTCTTAGTAGGATCTGTAATTATGGTAAAACAATCTTGTCTTGATAGTGTTAAGTCTGACATATTAGCAAATACTCATTTGACAAGAGGTGATGACATTCTTGTAAGTTATCTTATTAAAAAACTTAATAAACAAACTCATCTACCTACTGTTTCTGGAAATGTTCTAAATCTGGGAGAAGGTGATGTAGGTCTAAATAAAGCTCCAGATCATTTTATTAAACGTTGGGAGGTGCTTCAAGAATGTCTGAACTAAAAAGATTCCCGATCAAATATATAAGAGACTACATTAAAAAAGACTATAAACTTCGTGATGAGTGTTATATATGTGGCTCTGTTCAGAATTTAGAACTTCATCATCTTTTTTCTGTAAGTCAGTTATTCAATGAGTGGTGTACTCGTAATAAGATTAATGAAATTGATACTGTTGAAAAAATTACTTCCCTTCGTGAAAAATTTGCAGTAGACTGTAAAGAAAGTTTAGACCATCATAACTTATTCACACTATGTAAATCTCATCATCAGAGATTACATACAATCTATGGGCAACGATACTCTAATCATTTAACTCTTAAAATTAAAAATTGGTTAGATATTCAGAAGGAAAAACATGGCAGATAATGATAGACGCGGTTTCAGAGAGTGGGTAGCAGAAAAGCTTAATCCTGCACAGCCTTCTATAGCTTCTCTTGAACCTTTTGCGTCTCCCGAAACTATAGTTGATTACGAACAGGCATATAGAGAGATTGAAGTTGTTCATCGTTCTGTAGAGATGGTAATCAACGCATTAACAGAGATTCCTCTTAATGTAACGGGTGGTTCTGCAAAAAAAGTAAATAAATTAATGAATATAAAGCCTAATCCTTTTGAGGATCGTGCTAGATTATTTAGAAGGGCTTTTTTAGATTTTCATTTAGATGGTAATGCATTTTTCTACTATGATGGTGAATCTCTCTACTTACTACCTGCTAATGATGTTGAGGTAGTTCCAGATGATCGTGCTTTTGTTTCTCATTATAATTACTTAGTTCATAATCAACAAGCTAGTGATTTTTATGGCTTTGGTCGTGGAAAACAAACTTCTAAAGCTGAATCTATTCGTTTTGAACCTTATGAAATTATCCATGTTATGGCAGAAAACGAATTATCCATTTTTAGAGGCACATCTAAACTTAAACCTATTATAAATTTGATGGAACTATACTATTATATGATTAAGTTCCAACGTCAGTTCTTTAAGAATAATGCACTTCCTGGTTTTGTTTTAACTACTGATAATATTCTTTCAAAAAGAGTTAAGGAAAGACTTTTAGAATCTTGGAGAACATCTTACACTACTATTTTTGATGGGGCTAGAAATCCAGCAATTTTAGACGGTGGCTTGAAAATTGATGAGTTTTCTACTAAATCTTTTGATCAACTTGATTTTGAGAACTCTATCGAAAGAATTCAACAAGATATGGCAAAGGCTCTAGGCGTGCCTTATGTTTTGTTAAAATCAGGTAATAATGCTAATATTGATGCAAATCAAAAGCTATTTTATTTACATACTATCTTACCTATCTTAAACCAATTCTGTTCAGCCTTCTCCCACTTCTTTAATGGGGGAGTCACTATCTCTCCAGATAGGCTCAGTGTTCCTGCCCTTCAGCCTGATAATAGGACTCAAGCCGTTTACTATTCAACTCTGGTAAACACAGGAATTATCACCCCAAATGAAGCCCGTGAAGGATTAAGATTTCCAAAAATGGAAAATAATGATACCATAAGAATACCACAGAACATTACGGGTAGTGCAACTGATGCAACCCAAGGTGGAAGACCCTCTCAAGAGGAATCTAATAATTTAGAGGATACAACAAATGAATAAAACTCTCTATTTAAACAGTTCCTTCGAAACTAAAGCACTTAAAAAAGGTTCTAATACTTTAAAGATTGCTGGTTATGCTAACACTACTGCAAAAGATCGCTCTGGCGATATTGTCACTGCTGAAGCGTGGGCTAAAGGCGTTGAAAATTATCGGCGTAACCCAGTTCTTTTATATCAACATAAACATGACTGCCCTATTGGTCGTGTAGACAATATTCGAGTTGATAAAAAAGGTATTTTTGTTGAATGTGCTGTTTCTGAAGCAGCTGAAAAAACTCACGGAGTTCAAACTCTTATTAAAGATGGCGCGTTAAAAAGCTTTTCTGTAGGATTTAGAGTAAAAGACGGAAAATATAATCGTGAAGACGATTCTATGATGATTACTGACGTAGAACTACTAGAAATTTCTGTAGTTTCTGTTCCTTGTAATCAGGACTCTCTTTTCTCTATCAGAAAATCTTTTGATTCAGATGAAGAATTTAGCGAGTTCAAAAAGTCTTTAAAAGAGGCTGACACCGAAGAAATCAAAAAGATGCGTAAAATAAAAGCAGGAATCACCGACATGAGCGATGGTCACTATCATACAGTTGAAATGGATGATGGTGGTAATGGGGTAACAACCTACGCATCTCATATGCAGAACCATGCTCATAAAATTGTTGCTGGTGTTATATTAGAAGCCGAAGGGCATTCTCATGACATCACAATGGCAGGTGTTCCGATTCATAGCACGGAGGAGGGCGAAGTTATTAACGAACGTCCGATGTCTCCAACCGAGGAGGAAGCAATGAGTAACTCAAAAGAAGAAGAAGTTACTGAAATCAAAGCTGAAGAAGCTGAGATCGAAGTAGCCGAAACTGATGTTGAAGTAAAATCAGAAGAAGTTTCTGAGGAAGTTGTTGAAGAAACAGCTGAAATTGAGGAAGCTACTGAAGATAAAGCTGATACTGAAGAAGTTGAGGTCAAAGCTGAAACTGAGGAAGTAGTCACTGGTATGGAAAAGGATGATGAAGAGGAGCTTGAAATTAGAGATCCTATGGCATCTATCCCGTTCACAAACTTGCTTTCCGAAGATGCAAGCAAACTTCAACATGGTGATCTTGTAAACTATCAAGAAAAAATGTTTAAAGTCACTAATGTCGCTACAGAGCAAAACCCAATCTTTAAATTTTTAGAGGTTGACGCTAATGGCGAAGACTGTGATAATGTTGTTAATGTGAAAACAGAAGAACATTCACAAGTCGAAAAATCTACAAGTGAAGACGCGGTTATAAGCGAGAGCCCTACTAAAGAGCTTCACGAAAATTCTGATAAGGAGAAAGACGAAATGGCTGATCAAGTCGTAGATACAATCGATCTTACTAAAGCTGTACCAGCTGAAGAGATCAAAAAAGAAGCACCACGTGCTACAGTGTCTGAGCCTGCAGTTGCTGAACTGGTCCAAGAGGCCGGGAACGCTATCGTGAAGGAAGCAGACGCTGCTGACCAGCAAATGCTGGTTAAAGGTGATAGCAATAATGCTTATACACCGCATGAGTCAGAGCAAGTTGCAGAACTTAAAGCTCAGATGAATAAATACCAAGAAGAGATCGCTGCATTGCAGCGTTCAAAAATGCACTTCCAGGAGCAGGGCCGCAATGCAGCTCAGTATTCTGAAAAAGATATGGCTAACGCCGTTCTTGTTGCGAAATTGCTTAACAAGCGTGATGTCTTTGACACCAAAGTCGGTGCCAAGATGAAAGCTGTTACATCTGTTGATCAGTTCTTGAGCAACTTCTCACAAAATATTTACACCGAAATGGAACAGCAGCTAGTTGTTGCTCCAATGTTCAATCGTATGGCTGTTGACGCGAAAACATTCCGCGTACCAGTAGCTGACGAAGATTCAGACGGTGATGTAGCACAATTTGCTTCTGGCACATTTGCTACAGGTATTGCTGACGCAACCCGCGTACCAACCAGCAACCAGAACACCATTAGCTCAGTGGACTTTACTCCACATAAGTTCATGGCTACCACACACCTCGCAAAAGACGAAGAAGAAGATACAGTTCTTCCTTTGCTCGACTTCTTGCGTGCAGCTGCTACACGTCGTTTAGCCCGTGCTATCGATAAAGCAATTCTGCGTGGAACTGGTGCATTGACTGGATTTACAGCATCACCAACAAATGCAATTACAGCCGGTACTGGTTATGCGTCTGTCATCGAAGGTATTACTAACCTTACAAGTGACGTAGGCGCCGGTCTGACTGTGGACACAGGTTCTGCAAACGATAAAGCTGATCCGTCAGATATCGCTGCAGCCCGCACTAAGCTTGGCAAGTATGGCCTTCAGCTTGGTAATGACCTTGTGTACTTAACATCAATCGAAGGTTACAACAACCTTGTTACAACTTCTGACTTCCAGACAGTTGACAAGTTTGGTCCAAACGCTACTTACCTCACAGGTTCAGTTGGCGCCGTTTACGGTATCCCAATTGCAATCACTGAGTTCTTAGATGTCGTTGGTGGATCTAACCGTCATCTCGGTGTTCTCTGTTATAAGCCTGGCTTTATGATCGCAGAACGTCGCGGTATTGAGATTGAGAGCGAGTACGAACCACGTCAGCAGGTTACTGCTATGTACATGAGCACTCGTATTGACTTTAAAGCTCTTACGACTAACTCAGCATCAGCTCTTGACGCTACTAAGTACAGCTACGCTGTTACAATTGAAGCTGGCTAAGTTTAGCTTAGACATCTTTGAACTACACAGGGGGAGGCGGTCAACGCCTCCCTTTTCATTATACGAGCAATCAGAAGAGGAAGAATGGGTAAATTAACATGGTAGATCGTTTAGAAGAAAATTTAGGAAAGTATGCTTTTGTATCATTAGCACAAGTTAAAGATTATCTAAGTATTTCGTCTAATAGTCAAGACGGTAGACTTGCTAATATAATTAATTATGCTACAGGCGTAGTTGA